GTCCGTATCGTCTGATTTATATTTGGATGGTTTCTTATTGGATTTCGATTTTTTCTGCGATTTTTTAACAGATTGCTGGTGTTTTTTGGTCTTCTGTGTTTTTCTTGTCTCGCGGTCGGATTCATCCGAATCGGAATCATCGGATTCAGTATCTTCATTATGTCTATTCTTTTTATTCGTACTCGTATTCGCCTCTTTTGCTCGGTCTTTTGAGTATTTGGAAGGAAACATCTTTGCAATGGTCTTCTTGAATTTACGATGGTCGAATTCTTCCTCTTCTTCTACCTCTTCTACATCCTCATCTGAATCACATTCTGTGTATACAGTTTCATCCTCGGCAGAATTGCTATCATTCGAAGAAGATGGTTTATATTCGGACTCGGACTCGGAAGATGAACTGTCGGATTCCGAAGAAGACGACTCTGGTTCAACCTTCTTTTGCTTTTTCTGAGGAGAAGATAGTTTCTTTCTGTTAAACGGCATAATATATTGAACGAAAATGGACTTAGATAGTAGTTTGTATAGTATTGCGTTTATGTATTTTTACAATATCTTCTAATGTCCGGAATTGTCGCAACCCCAAAAAATTGAAGACATTTTTCGCATACACTTATTTGCAATAACCGAGTTGCTATTATTGTTTATCGAAACCTACTTAAAAATATCATTCATTATATTATAGTTCCGCCAATTATAAATCATGTCAAAAGTTAGAAGTGAATACGAAACTCCTTCCAGAATTATCCGTGTCCAATTTAGTCTCCTTTCCCCGGAAGAGATTCTTAAGAACTCTGTGGTGGAAGTAACGAGGAGGGAGACTTATATGGGTGGTATGCCGGTTGACGGTGGTTTGTTTGACCCCCGTATGGGAGTGTTAGAACCCGGTATGATTTGTCCAACCGATGGGTTGACCCATATTGATACACCCGGATATTTCGGTCATATCGAGTTAGCGAGACCCGTATTCTTTATTCAGCATATCAAGGAAATAATGAAAGTGCTCAAATGTGTTTGCTTTAAATGTAGCAAACTGCTTATTGACAAATCTCAGCACGCGCATATATTAAATTACACAGGTGAGAAACGATGGGATTATGTACAGTCGGTAGTTTCGAAGCGTATTAGTCGTTGTGGTGACCATACTGGCGAAGGGTGTGGATGTTTGCAACCAGACAAGATTAAATTGGAAGGTATGGCGACAATCCATGCACATTGGTTACGTATTCCGTCATCGAACGCGGCGGGCGGAACCGCGAGTTTGAAATTGACTCCCGAAATCGTGCTTAAAATATTTCGCCGCATTTCGGACGAAGATGTCAATTTCATTGGGTTTAGTTCAAACTGGTCTCGTCCGGAATGGATGGTTTGCCAAATACTACCAGTTCCACCCCCCGCCGTCCGTCCTTCTGTCAAATTGGACGCACAACAACGCAGTGAAGACGATTTGACGCATATTTATATTAATATTATTAAAATTAACAACGATTTGAAAAACAAGATACAGGATAATGCAAATCCGAATGTCATTGAAGGTATGACATTGGACCTTCAGTATTTCATTGCGATGATTGCGAATAATAAAGTAAAAGGTGCATCGCCAATCGCACAACGAAATGGAAGACCATTGCAGTGTATTATGGGCAGACTCAATTTCAAGAATGGTCGCATCCGTGGTAATCTGATGGGAAAACGTGTGGATTTCAGTGCGCGTTCTGTCATTACCGGCGACCCGAATCTATCCGTAAGACAATTAGGTGTTCCAATGAAAATCGCAATGAATATTACAAAACCGATTACCGTAAACGACCTGACCCACCAGTTCTTGACGAAATTGATTCAGAACGGTCCGGACGTTTATCCCGGAGCGAAAATCCTGGAGAGGAAAAGCGGCGAACGGATTTCATTGCGATACGTTGACCGCAATTCGATTGTGCTACGGAATGGCGACATAGTCCACCGACATATGATGGACGGAGATTATGTGCTATTCAATAGACAACCGAGTTTGCACAGAATGAGTATGATGTGTCACGAAGTAAAAGTGATGCGTAAAGGCGATACGTTTCGTATGAACGTTTCAAATACTAAGCCTTACAATGCCGATGGACAAAAGATGTTCTAATCATCGATGTCGGCAACAGGGAGCGTGAAAAGCGTGCAACTCCCTAGTGAATAAAATTTTAAATATATAAAGGAATAAATTGATGTGTTGTATACAAAACCTTAAAATGGAGAAAGTTTGTTCAAAGTGCGATTCAACAAAACCGGTGACAGCGTTTATATCTAGAAATCGTTGTATTTGTAAAAGTTGTATGAATGCGATTAATCGCGAAAAATACAAAACTCGTGTTATTAACGCAGACGAAACAAAGACGTGTAGTCATTGTGACTGTATTAAATCGGCAACCGAGTTTATTTATCATACAAATTGTTGCAAGGAATGTAATAATATAAATCGTAGGGAGACCTACGAACAAGACCTTGCAATAAAAGAACGAATACAAAAAGAGGCAAGAGATTATAAACGCAGAAAAACGGAGGCAAGACAGAAAGCAAGAGCAGAGGAAAAAGCAAAATTGGAAGCAGAGATTGGAACGGAAAACACGATTTGCAAATATTGCAAAGAAGTTGTACCGAAAACTCATTTCCGCCATAATCGATTGAAGTGCAAAGATTGTGAAAGAGAAGAACCATCCGGAAAATTAAAACGCGTAATAAGAACGCGAATTTGGTGGTGTCTCACAAGAAAAGAAATGCATACAATTGAGTATCTAGGTTGCACTTTTCCTGAGTATGAACAGTGGATGCTTAGTTATTCACCAGAATTCACAATGGAAAATAGAGGAACGGTTTGGCATATTGACCATGTAATTCCTCTTTCCCATTTTGATATGGATAACCCCGAACAACAGTTAATTGCTTTTAACTGGCGCAATACTGCTCCTCTTCTTGCCCGAGAAAATCTCGCTAAAAATAATCGCATTGTTTCGTCGCAAATTGAACAACACCTTTCAAAGTTAAATGAATATCATACAACACACAAAATAGAATTTCCTTTAGTATTTTCAAATTTATTTGCGAAACACCTTGATGCGGGAAGTCCCTAAAACCTCTCACTACCACTCCACTTTGGAAACATTTTGGAGGAACTCGGTTAACAGCCGAACCCAATGGTAATAATGTGAAGGATAGGATGGGTAATCCGCAGTGCGAATGTCTACGTCCGTTATGACAAGGATACGACATCCACTCAGAGACTGAACGGGTGTTGGTGGACGATGAAGGATTAGTCATCCCGAGTCTGCTTATGATACAGTCCGGCCGCTTGGGAAACCTTGTGGAATCACCGTTCGATGGGGATGAAATGAATATGCATATGGCGCAAAATGTATTAGCAGAAACAGAGTTACGGTTATTGGCGTCGACCACGTCACAGATAGTCAGTCCATCTAGCAATGTACCAATCATTGCTATCTATCAGGATTCTCTATTAGGGTCGTATCGTATTACGCGCGAAGGAGTTAAATTTTCAGCACGCGACGCAATGAATCTATTGATGTCGTATCCAAATGTGAATCCCGCAACATTGTTTGAGAGGAGTCGTAAAGAAGTGACAAATTTCGAAGTCTTATCGCAAATTATGCCGCCGCTGACTCTTAAATACAAGACGAAATTATGGGACACGGATAAAAAAGAAGACCCCGCAACGTCGAATCATTATTTGGAAATCTATAATGGGCGTTATATAAGAGGTCAAATCGAGAAGTCGGTTCTCGGCGGTGCATCCAAAGGAATTCTTCATCGTATTTGCAATGACTATGGGAAGAAAACCGCCGCGGAGTTTATCGACAATATACAGAATATTGTTACTGAATACATGAAGGTAAGTTCGTACAGTGTAGGTGTCAGTGATTTGATGTCGAATCGCGAAACACATACGCGCATTATCCAGGCAATACAAGACAAGGAATTAGAAGTAGCGGCACTCATTCAGAAATTACACGCCGGTGCGTTCGAAAACAATACGTCGTATTCGAATAAGACGGAGTTTGAAGCACAAGTCAACAATGTGCTAAACGATGCGACGAAAAAGACGGATGAAATCAGTCGACAGAGTTTGAACGCGGATAACCGATTCTTGATGATTGTCAACTCGGGGTCGAAGGGTTCGCTTCTCAATATTTCACATATGATTTCTTGCCTTGGACAGGTCAACGTCGATTCGAAACGAGTTCCGTACGGGTTTGATAGCAGAACATTGCCACATTTCTGTAAATTCGACGATTCTCCAGGTGCACGTGGGTTCATCAAGAATTCGTACATAGGTGGTCTAAATGCACACGAATTGTTCTTTCATGCTATGGGTGGTCGTATTGGATTGATTGATACAGCTGTGAAGTCAGTGTCATGGGAAACACCGATTGTATTATTAGAAAAAGGCAAACCAGTATATACCGAAATTGGTAGATGGATTGATGGAATTATTGATAATTCATCTCCGGAATCTGTTAAAAAATACGAAGAGAAGAATATGGAATTGGTAAATATCGATGGCGGTGTTGTATATGTTCCTACAATGGATGAGAATGGCGTTGTTACTTGGGAGGAGATAACCGCAGTTACTCGCCACGACCCGGGAAATGTGTTGTACGAAATCAAATCGTTGGGAGGTAGGTCGGTAATTGTTACAGAAAGCAAATCATTGCTAATCTGGAACGCGGAGAAACGGATATTCAATGAAGTTCTTACTCCTGAAATTAAGGTCGGCGATTGTTTGCCAGTTACAATGGAACTATGTAATCCTCCAACCGTTTCATATGAGTTATATACTGACTCTGAATTGATTGGGATGTTAAAAGACATTCAATCTGGAAAAAAATATGTTATTCCGACCGATATTATATGCAATGCATCTGGACCGAGACTGGTAGAATTGTTGTTAGAAGCGTCAATTGAAAAAGATGAAATTCAATTCAAAACGAATTGCGAAGAGGATGCAAATAAACTTGCAATGCTGTTTAGTATTGCAGGACGATTTGTTGAATTAAAAGACAATGTCGTGATATTTGATACTCTAAATAAATATGAACATGTCGAAAATGTAGTTCTTGATCCTATTGTGGAAATAACTCCACTCAGTCCAGAAAAGTACCCCAAAATGTATGATTTGACCATTCCGTCAACACTCAATTTCGGTCTTGCAAATGGATTACAGGTTCGCGATACCTCGCAAACAGGTTATATTCAGCGTAGATTGATCAAGGGTCTTGAAGACCTCAAGGTGGAATACGACCTCACCGTCCGCAACAGTAGTGGAAAGGTCATTCAGTTCTCCTACGGAGAGGATTCTTTCGACCCGATGTTTGTCGAGAACCAGTCTCTCCCGATCGTCACAATGTCGACGCAAGATATCTACATGCATTACGATATGGTCACCACGGATAAAACCGACGGAGACATCAAGTCGGTATTCAATAAGAGTGCGTCGGCGAGAATGGGAAAACAGAAAGACGAATTGCGAAAGACCTGCAAAAAGTATATTGATATGATGATGAACGCACGAGATGTTGCAGTCAAGAACATATTCAATAACAAAAACCTGGATTCAGTTCTTGCACCAGTCGCGTTCATACATATTATCAATAATATTCAAGGCAATCTCGGACTTGCATCAAATTCCATTGTCGATATTACTCCATTGGAAGCATTTCAGTTAATAGAAGAGTATTTTGACAAATTGAACTTGTTGAATTATGCAAAACCGAATATGTTGTTCGAGACTCTCTACTTCTACTATTTGAATCCTCGCGAACTACTGTTTGTCAAGCGATTCCATCGCAAAGGATTGATACTATTGTTGGAGACTGTATTCTTGAAGTACAAACAGGCGATAGTGAACCCCGGTGAAATGGTCGGTGTTGTTGCTGGTCAATCGATTGGTGAACCTACTACACAACTGACCTTGAATTCATTTGTATATGAAACCGAGATTTTGGTTCGAGATGATAAAGGTATAGTGACCTCTTTTCAGATTGGTGATTTTGCTAAGTGGGGTATTGAGACTACCAGCAAAATGGAATATATGGCAGACAAAGACACGACTTATGCGGAATTGTCGAAGTTCTATGAAGTGCCAAGCGCAACGGAAGATGGAAACACTGTATGGCGTAGAATTGAGGCAGTAACGAAACACCCGGTTATTAATGAGGACGGAACGAATACGATGGTTAAAGTGACGACCAAAGGAAACCGCGAAATCATTGCGACGAAAGCAAAGTCGTTCTTGCAATTGATTGATGGTAAGATACAAGGAGTCAATGGTTCGGATTTGAAAGTGGGTGATTATTTGCCAGTTTCTAAAAAATCGATTGATTATGCAGAACGGTTCGTACTTGATTTACGCGAAGTGTTACCACCTACTGAGTACATATATGGCACTGAAATGGAAAAAGCGAAAACCGTTGTGAATGAATATCACTGGTGGTCAACTCACTCTGGGAAAACATTTACGCTTCCTTACACTCGAAGTGACAGTGCATATGCGGTTTTACAAGAAACCAAAACAAGACCAAATCGAATTGTCTACAAACCCGGTTACGTTTACACAATGTCCAATAATATTTGCAATTACGAAATTCCAGAATTCATTCCTCTAGACTATGAGTTTGGATACCTTATTGGTGCGTATTGCGCGGAGGGTTGTATGACGAAGCATCAGGTATCAATCGCAAACAATGATTTGGATTATTTAAAACCAATTGAATCTTGGTGCTCGAGATACAACCTCACGACAAAGATCTATTGCCATAAGAACAAGATTCAAGAAGGGTGGACTAGTCAAGACATTCGTATTTACAGCACATTGCTTTGTAGAATATTGGAAAATATGTGCGGTAAACTCAGTCATAATAAATTCATAAGTGACATCATCGTATTTTCGAACAAACAGTGTCTGTTGGGGTTCTTGGACGCTTACATAAGTGGAGATGGGTCGGTGACTAAACCAAGATTAAGAGTTGAAAAAATATCTATGGCATCCGTTTCATTAAAAATGCTTTCTCGAGTTCAGCTTATTCTTAAAAACTTGGGAGTTATTGGAAAGATTATCAAACCAAAGAAGACGGAGACAAACAACAGGGGGTCGAAAGATATCAAGCAAATATATGAACTCTTGGTTACGAATGAACAGTCGAAGATTCTCGCTAGAATGTTAAATCTAAGTATCAAATCAAAACAGGAGCGCATTATGACAATCCTAGACCAGACATATATGTACGAATACTGTCGTTCAGATTTGCAGATTCCAAATATCATCAACGGAGAACTTGTTATGGAAGATCGAGCAGGAAGATGTCCAGACTTGGAATTTGACCAGATTGTTTCAATTGAAGAAGTTCCGAATACAACGGATTACGCATATGACTTAACCGTTGAAGGAACTCGAAATTTTGACTGCATAAATGGTCTTACGGTTCTCGATACATTTCACACAGCAGGTGTGGCATCCAAGTCAAATGTGACGCGTGGTGTGCCGCGTATCGAGGAAATCCTCCGTCTGACGAAGAATCCAAAGAATCCGTCTATGACTGTCTTCTTGAAGTCTGCCGATGAGGGAAACCCGGAGAAGGCAAAACAGTTTGCAAATATGATGGAGCACACGCGTCTCTCCGACGTGGTTTCGTCTGTCCAGATATGCTTTGACCCGGACGAGTTCAACACGCGTATTGAAGAAGATCGTAAATTGGTAGAACAGTATTACGAGTTCAGTCGTATGTTGGAAGAGTGCAATGGAAGTGATGCACCAGCGGAACAATCTACGAAATCCAAATGGATTGTGCGTATGGAAATGGATACAGAGACGCTTCTCGATAAAAATATCACGATGGACGATATCCATTTCACGGTTAAGAACGGCAGTTTGGGAACAGACGTGGACTGTGTCTACGCGGACTACAATTCGGACAAACTCGTTTTCCGAGTCAGAATGTCAAATATTGCTTCATCGAAGAAACGCAAAGGCACTGCAGAACCACTCGACCAAACAGACGAAATCCATATCCTGAAGAAGTTCCAAGACGACTTGTTGAATAATACTATCCTGCGTGGGGTAAGTGGTATTGTAAATGTTCTACCACGCAAATTGAACAATATGGTTTCAAAGGTGGACGGCAAATACGAGAAGAAAGATGTATGGGTGTTGGATACAACTGGTTCGAATTTGCTGGAAACCTTAGGAATGGACTATATTGACTCGCAACGCACACATAGCAATGATATTCGCGAAATGTTTGATGTACTTGGAATCGAAGCGGCGCGACAGGTGATACATGATGAGATTGTCGATGTGCTCGAATTCAGTGGTGCTTATGCGAACTACCATCACTTGAGTCTGTTATGCGACCGTATGACGACGAAGAAAGACTTGGTGTCGATTTTCCGTACTGGATTGTTTAGCGACAATATTGGTCCAATTGCAAAGGCGACGTTTGAAGTTCATACGGAGGTTTTATTAGATGCTGCCCGATTCGGAGAAGCAGATAATATGCGAGGTGTTAGTGCGAACGTGATGTGCGGTCAACCGGGTTATTATGGAACAAACTCTTTCCAACTGGTACTCGATATGAATGAGATGTCGAAATTGGCGGCGACACAGGTAAGTGATAAAGAACTCGACCCTATGGAGGAGTTATTAGGTAAGTCCATCGACGATTCCGATGTATGCCCGAGGTCGAAAATAGAAATACGTAACAATATAGGTAATATGAAACGCACAGACCCGGGATTATGCGATGATGGATATAACGCCGGATTCTAAATAGGATTTTATTCGCGGACCGACCACTTCGTATCTGTCTTGTAGGTGAATTTGTTTTGTATATATTGACCACACGGACCGCAATGGTCTTCATTTGATAAATCTACTTTTTTATTTCGTATTTTATCGCAATGGTCAATGGTCCATCTTCCCAATACTTTTTTATCGTCTTTTATCCACCTTTGTATTAAATTTTTGACAAACTGCATCTTTTACGTATATATGGATGCTATCTTCATATCACTTTTCTTTGACAGTTTGGGACAATTCCGGAGAGAGGAAGGAGTGTAGGCATAATATTATCGTCCAGATATGAATGCGTTTTTTATTCTACTTTTTTAGCAATTGTTATTTATAAAAAATAAACAACAATGATTTGTACGAAAATCGAACGGGGTGATTCAAGTGGATTCGCTAACCGAATAATATCTGCAGTGTGTTCCATAATGAATGGAATTTCCACCAATAGTCAAGCAGTAGTATTGGACAATTATATAAATGACGTATCAAGAAATAAATATGTTCCTGTTTCGCAAGTAATTGACATTGTAAGTCTGAACCAGTATTTGAATAGTAAGTATAATATTTGCGTAATTGATAAGAGTTGTGCAAGGTTTACATTGCTGAGTGCATTTTATGGGAATAAAGAAACAAAAATCGATATAACGAATGAAATCAGCAAATCGTTCGTAAGGAACGGAGGGTTGGTTATAAGCAAATATACGGACTTTAATCGTATTCGCGGTGACCCCGCTTATGGTAAACAGAAGTACATTTTCTTGAAATACAATATTGCAATGGACTTGCCGAATCCAGTAACATACGTTATGGAAGAAACATATGACGAAGTATTAAAAAAAGACATTGTGATTGACTTCTCGAATACAGAATGCGAATTTACATTTGCGGACTTGCAATCTATTTATTCGAATAGTTATCGACAAAGAGTGTTTGAAGACATATTAATGAAAATCGAGTATTTAAGTATGTACCAAATTGCCGCAGAAAAAACGATTCGGTGCATTGTCCGAGACCCGAAAATCAATGTAATACATTTGCGCGTTGAACTCGACGCAATCGAACATTGGTCAAAAATGAACAATATGTCACCGACCTTATTCAGACGAACAATTGAAAATAAATATATTGCGTTGATTCAGAAATATATGCAAAAAACGGAGACGATTATAATATTGTCCGACTCCGTAGTAAATAATGTGGTTGATTTTTTATTAAAGAATGAATATAATTTTATTATTCCAGAAAAACAATTCACGAATAGGCATTTGAATGCAATTGTTGATATGCTTATTTCGAAAACGTGTAATAACATATTCATCGGTTGTTATAACTTCAATAAGAAGAACGGGTCTACATTTAGTTACTACTGCCAAAAACAAATGAGTGATTCAGTACAAAAAGTAATGATAGACATAGACTTTATTCTAGAACCGGAAATGGTTTTTGGGACAATTCCAGAGAGAGGATATAACGAAGGCATAACGAAGTCATAACGAAGTGAAGGAACGTAGGAATTGTCCCAAAATAGAATATCTCATTGTATTATATAAACAATGGCAGGAAACAGTGAATGGAATAAGGCAGTAAAGAATGCGTTTAAAATGGGAAGAAAGACTAACAAGAACTATTCTCTTAAGCAAGCAATGTTTGACGCGAAAAAGATGTATAGAAAAGGGAAAAATATGGTGATGGGAAAGAGCACACGCAAAAGAAATAGTAATCGTCGTCGCACACACAGAGGATAAATATTCGGGCGATGAGATATTATGCTATATTTATAAATATATCGCATAATAATATTTTGATTTAGCGTTGTTTGATTAGAGGAATTTTTTCAGAGCGGTTTCCAAACCGCATGTATTTATCTGGTTCAACCTCTCAGATTCCATAACAGCATCTAGAAAATCTTTCGTTCTGGATAGTTTTATTTCTGGAACAATCAGATTGTATTCATATACGTGGTTTGCATAACTGCCGATTTTCGACCGTATAAAATGATAATTGTCGTCTTTTCCTCCGCCCATTTTAATCCATTGTGATCGGATGTTCGTCGGTCCTGTATTTGTCTTCTTATTGAAAAAACCCTTTAGACCGTTTGGATTGAACACTATGATAGGCAGGTTATATTCATTTGCTATTACCCAGATATCCATATCTGTAATATGGTAACCGTCGCTCATTACTACACTTTGGAATTCGTTCGGCGTGTGACTCGTCTTTGTTTTGACAAACTTTTCAAATATACGACTCTTGCCCTGTTCGCGCATAATATTTGCGATCTTTAGTAAATTCGCGGAATCGGATTCAAACAACTTCTCATATGCAACTACTAGACGATTTTTCACATCCAATTCCGTCCAGGTTTCGTCCAGTGCCAGTTTTGCTATTCGAATAATTGGTTGGTAGGTACATTTTACAGAATCCCGCAATACATATTCACGCGTATCGTCTGTGAATATCCTCTCCCATATTTGGTGTCTGTTTCCAATAACTTTCGAAACTTTTACTAAACACGATTGGTCAATGCCGACTAATTCGTCGGATGGTGGATTGTATTGTTCCGATAACGGTATCTTCTCGTTCGGATATACAACAGATATAGAGGGATTTGCCATTTCGTAATTCACGTTTTTTACATATGGATTCATATTTGCATTCGAATCTAATTCTGCAAAATATTCAGATGTTAATGCGGACTGTACTAACACGAATTCGTCGTCTCGTATTTTATAATCTGTATTCTTTGCGTGTAATCGGGTTTTCATATCGTACATAATTGATTTAACCCGGTCATTTCGTATAAGTTCATCTGCGATTCTACCAACATATATCTTCTCATTATCGTATTTTGAAATCAGGTGGTATTTAGGGACAACCAGTTGTGCAACTCCGTTTTCTTTGATGATACAGTTCGGTCCTTTGTCGTTTATGTCTTCACACTCATTTATTTCTGCCATATCTAGCAAAACGGATTTATCGATATCGACAAACACTACATAACCGTCTATCAATTTCTCGATAAGACGTTCTATATATGCGATTTTCTTTGCATACAATGTCGTTATATCCTCTGCGATTCGGCGTATTTCGTGTTTGATTTCTCTATTGGAAAATTGGTTTATCAATGTCCGGATGCGATTTCGGAACGCGTGGTAAAACTGACTTTCTAATACGATATATTTTGTCATCTTGATTCGTTTTTTATCGCCTTTTTGATCGGTGGCAATTGTTTTGTCCGCTGCAAATGAATCCACACCTTCATATGTTTGTAATCCATCCATCATTATATCTTCTGTGGGGCGGATTGGAACGAATTGGTTTGTTTCTGTCAAAAACCCGACAACCATGCCGTCTTCTTTGATTTTCCATACGGGTTTGCACGGTAATTTAGTAACCGCATTCAGTTTATTCAATACTTGGACTGTATACTCGTATTCTCTCAATATATTTTCGGAGTCCATATATTCGAGAGGTAATCCTTTAAGGCGCGCCGAAGGCGCGCAAGGGAAGTATACCGATTTCGGTTCTGCAGCAGTGTTTACATTCACCATCAACCCAATAGTCTTTCCCTGATAGTTTGCTACTTGTGCTTCGATTTTCGCCCGTTTTACTAGAGCACCCAGAATACGTTGTATTGGAACCGGGTTTGCAAACCGGTAAATTCTCGGCAGACTAGGCATTCCCGGACAGTATTTGCCCGTAGCGTGTTCTACGCGTTTCAATACCTCATCAATCGAACTCGGTATTTTGCTTCTCGACAGGAATCGTTCAACTTGTCCGTTTTCATAGAAGTATATAGGTTCATAGAACTCGTCGTGTTTCAGCAGTATCACTGTATCTTTTAATGGGTCGTATTGATTTCTCGAATACAGATTGGTAGGGCATATCAATTCAATACGGTCAATTATATCGTTTGCTTTTATTTCCAAAATAATCAGGTTCAACCCTTTCGGTATGATACGGCGATTGTCGTCGCATATAAAATCCCATAAATACTGATGGTCTATATGACCAGTCGGGTCAGATAAATATGCAATAAAACTATCATACGCCAATATCGCATCATCTAGATGGCGTTTCATTGCTTTATTTGATAAGTCTAGTCCAGAAGCAAAATCCGTATCTTTATATTTTGCCCGAACTTCTTTCGATACTTTCATAGTATTATTGCTGCTATGAACTGAATCCGCGTCTCTTCTCGTCTTTGGATAAAATGCAGAGAGTAAAGAACCATTATGCGCTTTTACGAATGTATCTAAATCGATTGCGTTTACTAGCGTTTTTCGAAATTCGTCTACAGACAATATCTTATTCAATCCTTGACGGTTCGAATAAATATCGGCAAAACATCCTAGGAAAGATTGATTGAGAGGTTGTTCTACGCCATATCGCAAGAACGCTGATTTGCCGGGTTGTAACAATGCAGGATTATTTGGGTCTATATCCGGACGATAATCAATTTGTAAGAAGAGTTGAACTGGTATAGGTAAAAAACCCCATCTTTTATTCGGTATTGGATAGGTGTCTAGACTATAGATATATTGCATTGTTTTCGTAGATTGTTTCTTCTTTCTCGCTTTCTTCTCTACCTCCGGAGGTTCTACGTTGTCTTCTTCGTCTGTGTGAATATGCGATTCGCACCGTTTTCTAGCATCTGTTTGTGCTTTATTATCCCACGTCTTCTTGAAACAACACGGTAGACATTTACCGTCTGCTCTAGCGTCTTCAATAAATCCGGGTATTTGTTCATTGGGGTTTAATTCATAGACATACGACCCTTTTGGAATCTTGTCCGCGTCTTTCGGGATAATTTTGCCGCATTTTCCTTCTTTCACATCATCCTCTGATATTGCACTATTTGTCAAAAAACACCAGAACCGTGGACAAATAAAATAATGCGGATTCTTAGGGTCGGACCCGTATTTCACTGCGTGTTTATACGCAGATTTGTCCGTTCTATCCATCTCTTCTTGGGTTAATACAACTGGATGTCTAGAGGTTGGTTGACAACTAACAGAGAATGCTTTGTATTTACCGGATGGTTTTGTCATAAATAGTACGGGGTCTTTCTTCCGCAATTTCTTTAGAAAGGGATTCACCGGTTTCAAAGGCATGCCATCCGGAACAATACGCGTATCTTCGTCTTCTCCGTAATTTTCGCCCGTTTCGTTATCAGGTTGCTCATTTTCTTCCAACAATGTTTCTGGGTCAACAAACTGAACTTTATTTGCCTTGTCTTCTTCTGTATATTGTTTTTTTGCTTTTGGTCCACCGCCTGATTCTTCTTCGTCTGAATCAAATCCGAAGAAGAGTTGTTTCTTTTTGTTTATTTCGCGTTTTGGTGGAGAGGTTGGCAATGAATATGGAACGGATGGTTTATCTTTATTCTCTTTTTCATCCGGAAGTACGACTCTGGAGCTGGAGTCGGATGATTCTGCAGAGAACCGACCATCGATCTGTTTCGTAGGTCCCTCTTCTCCTTCGTCTTTGTCTTCCTCTTCTTCTTCGTCTTCATCATCTGAGAAGAAGAGTGTCTGTTTCTTTTTCGGTTCTTGTTTTTCGGGTTTCGACTCAGTAGGTGTAGATTCTGGTTCATTTTCGTCAAACCATAATACTTGTTTTTTATCTTTATTTACACGCAACTGTTCAATGAGATTGTCAATATCTCCTTCTTCTTGATTCGGTCCTTCTTCCGTTATAAATTCTGCTGCTTTATAGTCATCCTCTCCTTCTTCGTCTGAAGCAAATTGTGCGAAGAAATCTTCTTCGTCGGCAAACTTGTTGAATTTTACCGGCATTTCCACTCGAGTGGCGTCTTTAAGTGTCATTTGTACTTCTTTTTGTTCGGGTTCCACCTCTCGAAATTTCTCTGCTTTTTTGCATAGTTTTTTCAGTTTAGTGAGAAGCGGATTCGATTCTTTATAAAACTGGGTCATCTTGATAATTGCATCAATGTACGTTCCAATCGTGTCTAGATAGAAGATAGAAGTTAACCCGGATACAGATATTTCAACTGTTTTATCTTCTGTATTTACTGCCATATTTATAGGGAACCCAGGGTTTTCCACAATCTCGCCATTCATTTCATTCATGGTGGAAATGAAAGCAGCAATAGTTACTCTAGCGGTTTCTTCATTGTCGGATAATCCTCTCGCAACCAGTTCGCCGACGATTTCCTGTAATCCTAATTCTCCGTACTGTACTTGCCCATACAATTCTGCAATCAGTATATTTGCTGCGTCCATCTCTTTAAAGTTTTCAACGCGTTTTAGACGTGCGACGGGCGGTTGTCCGGGTTGCTCTTTATTTAAAGTGCATATCGAGTAAATACAAGGAACCATTTCCCACGAAACGTTTTTAGAGGCATTTGTTACGGATATGTATGTTATATTGACGATTTTCGTATTTGCAATATCACGTAATCCACGATAAACGGGTACCATATATCCAGTTTGTCTCAAATCCCTACCAATGTTTGTTAAGTATGGCAATATCCTATCTGCGATTATCTTTTCCAATACGTCTTCTCCAACAGCGGATTTGAATGTGAGTTGTATTTGGATGTCTCCATCTGATTCAAAATGGATATAGCAATTCGATAATACACGCAGTTCGTCTTTTAAAATCGCACCTTCTAAATAAAGAGATATTTGCTGTCCTCTGCCGGTTTCTTTCACCATCCGCATAATATGTGAACGCGACAAATACGGAATCTTTTTGCCGGTTCTTGTCGTCCTCTCAAAATAAAAACGGTATAAGTTTTCTCGTCGATTACCGGGATTGAATTTTATATAGGGTACATCTTTTGTACAATGCATATTCTTAAATAACATTTCAAGATCAGCAGTTTGAGACAGTTGGTTTTTTAGGCGCAATTTTATATTTTTGATTCCTTTATCGATTGATATTAAAACGGCATCTTTTGAATGAGCGATTTCATAGAAAGTATCGACGGATTTATAATATTGCAACCTCTCATCGGTTAAAAGGGATAACGTCGACTTTATCAATTTCGACCGTTTTTCCGTCAACGTTTCTTTTGATTTTACTCCATTACGGTATAGTCCAGGAAAATAATATCGGGATATGTAATCTTCTGCTTCTCTGCTAGCAGATTCATAGACCCTGTCTGCCAAGCATACATATATTGTGTTATCGGTCAACACGCCATGATTGAGAAGAAGACTATCATCGAAATAATGGATGCCGTTATGTTCAACTAAGTAAGACCGGAAAGTATCGACTGCGAACGGATTGACTTCAAACGTTACGTCTCGTTTGCCTCCTGAAAACAGTATACCGAGAGGTGTTTTTACGGATATTTTCATTTCTTTCTCGGATAATAATGATTCGAATTCGGCATATGGTATTTTGTCGCCGTCTGGTATTTTCTTGAGTATTTTGCTAGAAAGCGGATGACCATCTAGTATTTGCATAATCATGTCGCGGGAGATAGATACATCCACTTCGTCTTCTCTTCGAATCGCGTCAAACAATTGCAGTGTGGTTGTATCTTCTGTAGCGAATCCATATAGGTATAAGTCTTCATAACTCGGACGGAGTTGTATTTTGTTCGCGTTCGGTCCTTTATGCAATTCGTATAGTAGTTTCATTTTGATTGTCCGTATCGAATCATCTGGATGTATCCGAGCGTCTGCATAGTAATGGGTTTCGTTTGGGACAATTCCGGAGAGAGGAACGAACGTAGGAATTGGATGATTATCCAGAGAAACGCCTATGGCGTTTTGTAGGTATAATGGAGACGCAGTATTATTCGAAAAATGAATCGTTTGCGATATTTCTCCGGACTGTTTTAATATACATATTTTGTAGTCCATTTCACTATACAATTATATATAGTGAAATGACATGTTTTTTATCTATTCTACCTACTGAACACCTTACGGTCGTTACATCTTCTCTCCGAAATTGTCCCAGATCGTTATTATTTTGCTAAACCCAAATATCTAATCGTAAAGTATAACATCGTGCAAAATGAGTAAACGCGCTTTTCTTGTCGGATGCAATTATACTGCAATGCCTTCTATCCAGTTATCGGGGTGCATTAATGACATAGTGAATGTCCGTAATACACTGATTGACGCGTATGGGTATAGTGATGCAAATATATATACATTGCGTGATGATGATAATGCACGAATGCCGAATAAAGCAAATATAATGCGTACACTTAGTCAGCTTGTCGCTATTTCGAAACCAGCTGATACGCTATGGTTTCACTATAGCGGACACGGTACTCGTATTCGAGACACGAATGGCGACGAAGTAGACGGTTTTGATGAATGTATTGTGCCGTGCGACTATAATACCGCAGGTGTTATTACTGACGACGAACTGTTTAGTATTATTAGTAGTGCTAAATGTCGAATGATTATATGCCTCGATAGTTGCCATAGTGGAAGTGGATGCGATTTGCAATATGCGGTGAATTATAGCAATGGAATTCTCATTCGTAGTAATATTCCAAAAACCCGTTCAATTGCAAATACAAATATTATTATGCTGAGTGGATGTCGCGATGAACAGACGAGTGCTGATGCATATGATACGGTATCGAAACGCGGGGTCGGTGCTTTTACACATACTCTATTGGAAACACTTCGATTAAACGACCACAATATCGATATTATTCCTCTCTATACACGATTATGTGCTAATTTGAAAATGAGCGGATTTACACAAATACCGGTTTTGTCGAGTAGTTCGTCTTCTGTTACATTTCGGTTTGCAAGAACAAATGTTTCGTCTTCTGTAGTAAATAGCACATCGACATCAAGTTCTAAAGATATCGGCATTTACAATATGCGATTTTTAACTACATCGAATAATGTTTTGCAGCGGCGTATGTCGGAATTGTACCAGTCCAGACGTTAATATCCAGGCATTAAATATCGTAGTATGGATTATCTCTGATTTTCATACCACAATACTCTGTGGGTTGTTTCTTATAGTCGGTTGGGTTGTGTATTCCGGACTCTTTGGCGCATTCCAATAAGAATTTGAAATTTTCCCAGAATTCGCTTTTATGCCCAATAGATTCTGTCGCAATATGCGACAATTCGTGTATAGCAACAAACATCAGTGTATGCTCGTCAATCATATTGTCCTCTCCTTTCTTTGTCCGATTTAAACAGAACGCCAATTTCTCGCCTTTGTTTTCACTATATGCAGTATATTCACTAGTAGGTAGAGTCTCCATGAATTTTTGGGGATTGAACCCGGATTTCAGACGCTTTATACACGGTTTATCCGAATATTTTTCGGCACAATATTCTACTAATTTTTTGCATTTAGTAGAGATATTTGCTAATAAGTCCGCCGCGTCTTGTAACTTCTCGCGTTCGCGAACGCAATATTTATTACCGTCGACTGTACTCACGATACATTTTAGTTGAAATGACTCGTCCTTGAAATAAATATAGATACAAGCACCGACTACTAATATCACAATCGCATATACGATATAATCACTTCGGTTCATAATAATATGATTTGCGTTATAGTATAAAATCATATTATTCAGTGATGTGAAAAATTGATTCAAAATGCGGTGTTGGAAGTTTATGGGAAAAGAGATACATCTCATTCAGCATACTGCATTTTGAATTTATCCTCTCTCCAACTACGTTTAGCAATTATTCCTATAGTATATTTACTGTAAGATGATAAAAACAATAAAGACGCAATTATTTGGTTCGACAAATAGCAAAAAGATTCATCCAGAAAATAGACCGAACCCTACGAACTCGCATCCTTTGTCTAGTAAGAATCGTCCAATTTCACCTACGAAACACCCTATGGTCGTTTCTCAGGAGAATCATCCAATTGCGCTTAGTAATCGTCCCAAACCAGCGGCGAATGGTAAAAATCCGCACATTCAACCTATAAAACAATCTACTGCAGCTTCTCCGGCACTTCGTAATTATCCCAAAACAATAAAATCAACAGAAGACAGCGACCCCTGTTATACAATTTATCTTCGTTGCAAAGACCCAAGTGCGTATGATTACTATAAGTCGTCTGGTGCCATACACTGATGTCCGCCTACTTCTTATTTGACGGTATAATCCCGGTAAGTTTATTCGGTTTAGGCAATTTACCCCCTATCATTGAAAAGTAATATATCTTCGGCGCAAAATACTTCTGAATCACATCATTTATATCCTTTTTCGTAATTTTTTTATAATGTTTTTCATATATTTCCGAGTTTGGTAGTATATCAGTATCGTTATGCAGCATAAGACGAACTCCATTATAGGACGCTTTATCCCCCGATGCAATCGATTCCATTTTTAGCGTCTCTTTAATATTTTGCTTTGCCATTTTGAGTTCGCTGTCTTTGACGCCATTTTCTACTAAATCTTCTAAAATATCAAACATTACTGGAACCACGCCGTTATTCTTTTTTTGTTTGTTTGACGGGTCATCTATTAAACGGTCTACATCCGAAACTGCATATAATACGAATACACCGGTCGATTCATATAGATTCATGTAGGAACCAGAGCGGTATGTCAACCCGCGTTTTTCTCTTAATTCTACAAACATTCGAGAGGACATAGTAGACGATATTATATGCCTTAATACGATGAGTGAATTTGCGTCGGATTCGTTTGTTTGGTCGCAGACTCTTACTCCTATTTCAATTCTCGTTGTTTCGCTTGTACTCGGTTGTGCGATACATACGGATTCGCAGGTTTCGATTAAATTTCCTAAATTCATATTTAGAATCGGCGGGTTCTTTATTTTGCGTGATAACTGCGTGTTAAATGATGTCGTAGATATATACCGAACCATGGTTTCAAATGAAATCGACGAGACAATACTCAGTACAATATTATTTGGTACATAATATTGGTGATAGTAATCAACCACTGCATTATAAGGTAGACATCCTGTTTTATGGTAATCTGTGTGGTCTACCCAGTTCTCATATAAAGACCCACTAAACGCTAAATATTCAGTAAAGGAATCTGGAGAACGCATTTTTACTTCTTCTCTAACGACGTTCAATTCTTTCTTGTATTCGTTTTTATCGAAAATCGAATGCAGTAACATATCTCCTAAAATGTCCAAAAAGTGGTGTACATAGGAATCCAGGCAATCTATTGTATAGCAGGTATATTGCTTAGTAGTAGTTGCGTTAAAGTATGCGCCGGATTGACTAAAGGGAGTGTTTACCTCTGACCAATTATGGAATAATTTGCTGCCTTTAAAGCACATATGTTCGATGAAATGGGACGCTCCACGTATTTCGTCCGGTTCGTGTATCGACCCTACGTGACAGAATGCTCGTATATGTGTTTTTGGAATTTTTGAGGGATGCTGTTCATATACGAATCGCAGTCCGTTTGGAAATGTATGTATTTCCGGTTTATGGCGAGGCATATTTATATTATGGTGATACGATTTCGGGTATTGTAGTGTCTATCGTAGAGACCGAGAAGCGACCACAAGAACTGGGACAATTCCAGAGAGAGGATGTAACAATTGGACGATTATCCTGTAGGAATAGTGTCTCATAGTTGGATTATCATATTGATTTCCTATAATTAATATGATTTTATATTGCTATAATTGGGACAATTCCTGAGAGAGGATGTAACTTAGGAATTGGATAATGAATTCCGGAGAAAAGGCGGTTTGGGACAATTCCGGAGAGAGGAACGAACGTAGGAATTGGATGATTCTCCGGAGAAACGACCATAGGGAGTTTCGTAGGTAGAATGTAGGAATAATACTAAGAAAATGGATGATATTTCTATCTATATTTAATTTCCAGACGTATGGGTTAAAAACCCATAGGATGACATTTGCACTGTAGGGAGGACGTTTATGCTATTGCGAAGCGCAGGGCATCAACGCGCCCTACCAGATGTTAACGTCTGGACATTAACAAACGCCGGTATATCCGACTTCTAAAGGAATGCGACTAATGTCTTGGTCAATGGTACTCTGGTTCCAAGGACCGATATCTTGTCTTGGAATAACAGGGTCTGACCTGTATTGGAGATTGGAGTTGCGGAGAGGAGCGCGGTTAATTCCGATAATTGTCCCGGGGGAAAGAAGGTCGGGGGTCATTCCGGCGTTGAGTCCAGGGTTCAACTTCGACCATTCACTATTGGGGTCGTTGGGAAGAAGGTCGGAAACACCATTAACTGGACGCATATTATATTCTGGTGCTGCCACTACGTGTTGAGCACTCGTATCAGCGACGGATGGTTGTGCTAAAGCATTTGTATTACTGCTGTAACTGCTTGGGTGTAAGTTCTCATTTACAGATGAACTACCGTCTTCTAATCCATCCACGCTAAATGTTTTTGTATTGGAATAAGAGAGAAGAGCGACACCTACTACTAAAGCAACAACGGCAATGACGAGTTCCTTTTTGTTTGCAAACTTCATAAATCCTTGAGAGAGGTTCTTGAACATAATTTAACAAGTGTGATATATAAACGCTTGACAAAATTATTCCTACAATTTTATATGGAAATTGTGGGAATAATTAATCCCGGGGAACATGTCTTATCGTCTTTATTCCCTCCATTATACTTCTAAGTCGTCTAAATCATCTTCGCTTTCACTGACATCTTCCAGTAAATACGTATTCTTAATTCGTTTTGCTTCTAAATAATTTGCCAGTGCTTCTCGTTTCGCTTCTTTTGCACGTTGACGCATCTCTTTGTATAGTTTGTAATATACGTCGTTACGACTCTTTAGTCTGAGAGGCGGTTCCTTCTCAGTGTCTGCATCCGTAATTGATTTTAACTGTAAATCTTCGTCCATTACTTCGAATGGTAAGTCCGTTACTTCTTCAACCAATGTATCTTTTTCTAGAAATACAGATTCATCTGGCAGTTGTTCTTGTTCCTGTACATTTGCTTCTAAATTCTCTTCTTTTGTTTCTTCTTTTGCTTCTTCTTTCGTCTCTTCTTTTGTTTTTTCTTTTGCTTCTTCTACTATTTTTTCTTGAACAACATGCGATTCTTCGATACGATTCGACGGTTTTCTAACGGAACTAATAATACATTTTTCAAATATCTTTTCGGGTTCAACGATGAGAAGTTGTTTTAGTTCGATTTCGAATTGAAAACTGCGCACACTGCATCGAATTCCTTGAAATTCTAATACCGCAAGTACGTTCGTATTCTCTCGGATGTTTTCCGCGTCTGTCTCGTTTTCGTTTTCGTCGTAGATTTTGATATTGATTTTGTCTAAAGCAGTCGAAACATTGGCACGTATAATAAAGCATTTACCGGATTTGTATGTTTTATATGGTGGAGACATAGAACTTTCAATGTCGTGTTCATCGAGAGGCGTCTCGAACCATGTGTCGCGGTTTTCATAAATTAGGTTTCTCGATTTTTCCTCTAAATTCTCCAACCACGACAATAAATCCGAATCGTCATTTGTAAATACGAAATCGCAGAATATTTTTTTGCCGGATTTGACAAACCCGTTTTTTACATAGCATTTAGGACCTAATACATAGATTGGGTTATCTATATCGAACATCTTGATGAAATGCGACCCATTACGGTTCACCGGTTTCGATAATCGCAGTCTATTTAAATCGAGTGGGTCCTTCGAATTGTATATCTTCGGTGCCATTCAAATATAAAGAATAACATTATTTTCGCTTTACCATTTTTACTGCATTTGTACAAGCGATGAATAAATTGTAAATCGTTTATATTCATACTTTAAAAATGGAATTACAATGTAAAATGGATATAACAGAGTGGTTGAATAATGAATATATACAGCAGAATTTTCGCAAAGCAAGTAGTGCAGTTGTATCTGCCGTTTACAATGAACTATATGTGTACATATGGTTTATTTGCATCTATAATATATTTTTGCTGGTAATCGTTGTTATTAATTTGTATCTTCTTATTCGTTTGTGGAGAGGAGGGGGATATATACCTTCGTGGTTGGTTGGGTCTGGTTCTACGAATTGTGATAATTCCTGAGAGAGGAAGGAGCGTAGGAATATTGTCCCAGAAATAGAATACGGTGTCTTAGTATAGGATAATTAGCAAAATATGAATTTAGCAAGTTCAGTGGCAGAATCATATATGTACATAGATATGCTGAATCGTGAGTACAGTGGAGGTACGAATGTACCAGAGAAGATTCATGCTGCCGGTTATCCAGTGGAGAAAATCGTTCCTTCTATCGGGAAAAAATCAGAATCGAAT